ATTTGTATTTTGAATTCACTGGCATTGATATGAAAGATGAGCAGGAGATGGTTAATATCAGAGCGTCTGAAGTACAAGCTTATAAGACTTTAGATGAGACTCGTGAGGAGGCTGGATTAGAACCGTACGATGACGAAGAAATTGGGAACCTAATACTTAACCCTGTTGTGGTTAACTACAAACTACAGCAACAAGCGCAGCAACAACAAGCCCAACAAATGGAAGCTCAAGCTGGACAAGGTGGGGAACAAGGACAGCCAGACCCCAATAACCCCGGAGACCCGAACGAGTTTGTACAAGGTGGAGCTTCGTCTCATCCAAGCCTCCAAGTTGGTAAGGCTCCAGAAGGGCAACCACCAGCTAGGCAAGGAAAAGCAAAATGAGTGTGAAGATAAAGAACTTGTATGAAAAGAAATTAGTAGTTAGGACATGCAATATATGTGGTAAAAAAAGAGAGATGAATAAGGATGAGAGGTTTTGTTCTCCGATATGTAGACAACAGGCGACTGATATGTCCAAATTTGGACATGAATATCGTGTGTCTATTAGAAAGTAATCCGTCTGTATATTCCTAGACATATAGCTAAAAATAGATTTAAATATAGGTTGGGCTGTGTTCTGTTCGATTGACGGATTGTGGGGAAGAAAATGTCAAAATTTGAAGTGATGACGTTGGACGAAATCCATTATAACTTTCTTAGAAACACTAAAAGTGTCAAAAAATCAGATTTGGAATCATCTCATCCTTATAATTCGTCATCCACAACTCCTAAAGAGATTCCCGTAGCTCCTAAAGAGATTCTTACAGTTCCACATACTTTAGCTCAATCATCGCCACCAGATGGTGGGCCACAAGAACAGTACGGATTCACACCGGAAAAATTCACAGTCAATACACCGGCTAAAAAGAAAGTAAAGGCTCCTAAATTATTTTCGAAGTACGCACCTAACAGGCAAAAAGTCCCTGCGGATTGGGACCATTCAGTACCACCGAAGATTGAATCAGCTCCTGTTCCTGAGCCTTCTGAAAAGGATGAGGCACACATGGGACTCAAAGACCTGCTTCCAAGAGTACATAAGCAAAGATATTTAGAACATCACCATTTTCATAAACTTCCTGATCACGAAAAAGAAGAGCATGTGTCTGAATCAGCCAACCCATTCAAACACTTCAACGAAAAGGAAAATAAAGTCCTTAGAAGAGATTTGAACAAAATTGTATTTGCAAGAGTGAAACAACTCCCCGCAATAAAAAAACTCATGAATACAGAAGGTTCTGGATTTACATTAGAGCACGAAATTCCGGAAGTTGTCGAAAAAATTATTCAAGAGATGGGTCCAAGTCTGCAACTCAATGAGAAGGGTGAAAAAGCCAAAGAAGAAGGGAAACTAGAAAGTACTCCATATACGCATGAATATCACAAGGGATATGATTGGAATACTCGTGAAAGTGTGATACCAGACTTTCAGATGATTGATACTTGGGCTAATCGTGTTTTGCTGGAAAAAAGGAAGTTTGGTGAGCTAACAGGCCATAAAGAATATGAAAAGCAATCTGTGAAAGCAAGATCAGTCAAGAGTGCAAAAGAGGAGCTTGATGTTCACAAATTGGCTGTTGGAATTGGAGGTGTGCTCGACGATCCGATTAAAAACCAGGACGGTAGCTACACTTATTCTATTTCCGATCACAGTGGTAATAAAATAGCTGAAGCTCCAACAATGAAAGACCTCAGGGATAAAATTGAGAGCGTGGGTGGTCTGAAACAAGCCGGTGTACAGAAGGAAGGTGTTTATGAGGTTCCAGACCTAAATAACGTAACAACGATGCAGAATATGAAGGACGTTGCTACTGGAATTGGAGCAGTCTTTAACCAGCTTGTTCAAAACCAGAATGGTGGCTATACTTATTCTATTTCTGATCACAGTGGTAATAAGATAGCTGAAGCTCCAACCATGATTGGACTTAGAGAACAACTAGTAAATATGGGTAAATTAAAGGAGATTTCTCAGAATCCGTACGATCAATACGATGTTGCGCATGGAGAATTATTAGGACATACGAAGAAGGCGGATGAACTTGGGTCGAAGTTTGAAGCGTTGAAACACGACATCTCTCGTCTCACACCTGAAGACATTGATGGAGAAATTCAGAAACATAAGGCTAACGCTCAGCAAAATGGAAGCGATGTTTACGATATAGTTGAAACGCTAGATAAAGCAACAGACCTTACAAAAAGTCAGAAAGATGTAATTAGATACATCCTCCAAAGACTAACGGTAGCTGTAGATGGAATCGAAGACCAAGACCAAGACGAAACGGAACATAATTTAAATCTTGCTGAAAAGCGCATTACATCGTTAGTGCTTCCGGAGAAGTATAACGATGTTCTGACAGAATTGAAAATTAAAACATACAAGATGTCTAAAGATATAAAATCCATGCAAGAACTGGCAGACCCAAAGCTCGACTTGAAGTTGGATGACCTTTTCGACCAAAAAGATGCAATAGAGGCAGAACTTAACCCATCTTTGGATAATGTTAAGCAGATTCAAGACAAATTGAAAAAGCTTGAGAGTGGACTTCCTGGGATTGGCAAATATAAGGAATTAAAAGACGAAATATCAAAAAAAGAAGAAAAACTCGCAGAATTAGCTGCTCAACAAAAAGGAATCAAAACGGTTAGCACCGATCACAAGACAGATGACGGTGAAAATTTAGATGTATCAGATTTACAGCAGTCTAAAGATTACAATAAAGATGATGAATATGAAAATAGTGATGAAACACAAAATAGTCTTGAGGATGAAACACCAGAATCTGGTGAAGAAGCGTTAAGTTTCGATGATGGTCTACAAGAAAAAGATCAAGACATTGGGGATCATTGGAAAGAAGACCAGGTGTTGGATGGAATATATAATAAGAATCATCAAGACTACCAACCACCTAACGCCGCAGCAATGCAAAAGCTTGTTCAAAAAGGATCGTTCTCTACGTTGTTTGGTTCAGACGGGAATCCCAATGGATTAGTCCATGTAGCCAACGATAGGATGATTAAATACGTAGAAGATGGCGATTTTACAAACCGTTTAGAAGAACTTATAAAACAATTTTCGAAGAAAAACGGAGCCAATCACGATGATATACCTAAGTGGTTACACGCTGCAAAAACTGGAGCTAAAGGAGATACTGCACAGCGTAAATGGAAATTTATTGTAGGTTTGGTTGAACCGTCGCAAGAACAGATTAAAGAAGAAATGAAAAACGGCGCAACAGAGGAAGAGGCGAGCAAAAATGTTGCACGAATGAATGCGAATAAAGTTGTTATAACCGCTCTTCAATTCAGCAAATATCACGTAAATCCTCAGACTCGTGAAGATGTGCTATCTAGAGAAGAGGAATTTGAAGAACTTAATTCTTTGATCCGTAGAAAGAAGCCAAAAATTAACAAAAAAAACGACGTAGATGAAGAGACGCTTGACCAAAACGCAAAGAAGGTTCTTGGAGAAGCAGATGGTTTCGATCCGCTGAAAGCACTTGGAGATGCACTTGTTGACGACAATCCATATGTATCTCATGAAGATAGAAAAATGTTCGACTTCATTGCCGACTCGAATAGACATTACGGTGGAGGTGGAAGTTTGGCCGGGCCGGGTACATTAAGACGTAAGGGTGAAAGAAAGATTGATTTTATGCACGGTCTTTTTTATCACACACCTCCAGATTCTATTGATTGGAATAGCCATATTGGCGGTGATATAGAGACAGAAGAAGCGGCCAAACAAGCATGGCGGAAAAAAGTTAAACAATGGTATCATGAAAAACAAAAAGCAGTTGGAGTTGAAGAACCAGAGCCGCTCATATTCGACGAAGAATCGAATCCTGAGGAAACCGATCCTAAAGAATTAACTCCAGCTGAACAAATTGCTAAACTTGAAAAAGAGCAAGAAGATGATATGGGATATAAATCGTTTGTGTTTATAGACAAAAAAAATGAAGGTGTGAAGTTTATATTTAAGGGGTAAATATATGATACATGGTATACATATTGCAGGGTTAGTTGGTATAAAAGGGTTTACCCCCGATTATCAACACGAGCATCCGTTAAAATTTCACACCTTGCTAACCCAACACATCCAAGATAATTATAAAGGCAAGAAAGGCGATAAATACATGTCGTTTTTGCGGTCTGCCGTTAACGCCGTTAATCATCATATGCTCTTGAACAAACTGGATGTAAGCCATGGCGAAGACGGAGAAAAAAACAATCCTGAAGCCTTTAAACGGGAATTCGAGAAACTGGCAAAGAACGACCATCATTTGGATGTGAAGGATGGAAAAATAGAATACAAGGATGATTGCCAACCACACCTTGTAAACACACTATACGAACAATTATGGCTTAAAGCCAACGAGAGGGTGGGTGCAGTTCCACGCACCTCGTAATGTCTAATGATAAAATCCAACCAATTCGACATTTACAGTCCAAACGAGATTAAGGAAATGGATAAAGCGACCCTGCACGATACACCTCTGGGGCAGGCGGCTTTCGTCGTCCTTCCGATGAAAAAGGCTTTCGTTCATTCGTATTACAAAATTGTGAATGGCAAAATGGTTCACGTTGATTCGTACCACAACAAGGTGACCAAGAAGCCTGAAGAATTGACGGAACAGTATTACAAAGAAAACGGATTAACACCGGCTTCGACTGGACATCTTGGCATCCATCCGAAGGTTATGAAACCCGGCCAGCCATTATCTAGTGTTAACGAACACTACACATCGTATCAATACGGCGACCAAGTTTTTGTTCGTTATTCCCATATGCACGATCAACAATTCCTAGTTGGAGTTGTTGTTGGTATTCGAGACGACGTTAGTCACGCCGGACTACTCATTAACGTGCAGCTACAGAACGGAAAAGTAGAGTCTTACAAACCCAAGAGTTTGATGCACATTCGCAAGGGTGATGCAGAGAATCGTCAAGACGAGAAAGAAGATCACAACACAGACGAAAAAGGCCAGCCAGTACACTACAAGCATTTGAACGACGTGCAGCTGGGACAGTTTTACGATCTTCAACACTTGTGGTTCAAATTGCAGCGTACGAGTGAAATATTTGCATTTCAGAACAATAAAGATCAGTTCGTTAATGCAGATGGTACTTATCCGAAGAATAAGTCGGATATGACTAAGGAACAGAAAGCGCTATTAGAAAGCCTAAACCCCATAGCTGTCGTACCGTTCAAGTTGCTTGTGGAACAGGTTAGCGCTAGTGGATATAGTGATGGAACTCATTATAAGGCGATGCAAAACCTTCTTAATGATTTGAAAACATTGAAGGAACAGGGAGCACCGGATGTTCCGTTCCCCAAGTACCACAAAAAGAAGTCGAAGAAAGAACCATTCATCATGCCGGAAGCATGGTATAAAAATAGCTTCCCACTTCAAACCACTGATGAAAAAATCGATGAAGATGAATTAGACAGCTTGATGGCTGAGATTAAGAAGGAAACTGGTTCTACACCTTCTGTACCTAAACCACAGAAGAATGTATGGGGAGCTGATCTTAACTATACAGAAGTTGCCAATGTTCACGGTTCTGTTATTCACGATACAACCGACCAGATTTTTAAGTACCCGCAACCTGCCGTTCCAGCGCCAGCAGCGCAAATGGTTCCTCCACCACCGAAGGATAAGCCAGCTGCGCCAAAGAAAACTGGACCATCATTTACAATCCCTGAAGACAAGATTAATCCTGAAGCAAAGAAAACACCGACGCCAGCGCCTGAATCTATCGATGAAGACGACATTGCCAACCTGTTCTCCGACCCCAAAAAATTCAAGGTTATGGGAACTGCCGATAATTTTGGGTTTGGCGGTATTCATACAAAATACATTCTCGACCCGGGCGATGGTCATCAATACCTGTTCAAGCCGTATCTGGCTGAAGAACCTCAACGTGCATGGGCTGATATCATCGCTTGTAAAGTTGCTCAAGCTACAGGCCTCCCCACAGCCGAATTTGGTTCGAAACCGATTACTGTTAAAATTCCATCCGGCTCAGGTGGTCATTATGCTGGTAGTAACGCTGTAGGTTCTGTACAGCGCGTTATGCCAAATGTTAAGCATAAAGATATTGGACACCTTATCAAGAAGGGTTGGGCAAGTGTACCGAAAGAAATTATTGAACGCTTTCAACAAGAACATGTAGTGGATTGGCTCCTCGGAAACAACGATGCTCACCAAGAGCAGTTTGTTGTTTTGAACGATGGCAAAATTATTGGTGTTGATAAGGGACAAGCTTTCAAGTTTTACAAACAAGATAAGCTTGATTTAACGTACGACCCAAACGTTAATCATAAAAAGTTAGCTCAGATTTACAACCTGATGTTAGAAGCTGCTAAAGCTGGTGATATCAAGCTGGATTGGGCACCTGTCCAGAACTTCATCGAACATAACATGAAGAATCTTACTCCGTTGGCATGGACTAAGATGTTATTCCCGTACGCAGCTCATTCTGCAGCTTGGGGTAACAAACAGCATGATTTTGTTAACCTCGGTGTTCAGCGTAAAGAAGACCTGCTCAAGGATTTCAAAAAGCTATATGCATCGGCTGGTATTGCCACTGAATACGATGCCAAACACGGTTCTTATAGCCAAGCAGAACAAGAAGAACTTCCGGCATCCGAAACACACCAACCGGATGCATTCCAGAATATCGATGCTACATTCCATGCCCATGTTGTAGATGCAAAGGCAAGTGGTAAGGCGATCATGCTCGGCGGCGGCGACATTGAAGATATGAACATGTTGTTCACTACCTATGATTGGAAAGACGGTAATAAGGGATTAACAGCATCTGGTAAGGTTCTCGCAGGTTCGGAAGCGAAAATATTGGGTTGGTTCGACACGGTCGTAGACCAACAAGTTGAATACATACACCAGCTTGGACCGTTGCCTAAAGACACAGCTGGCGATATTGTAATTTCTGCAGCCAAAACAGTTAATAATCACTGTAAGAACGGTGGAAAGAACCCAGATGGGAATCCAAACGAAACCAAGATGAACGAATTCGCCAAAATGTTCCAAGGGCTCGATAAGTTCGACCCGAATGAACCGTTGCTTGATATTGGTGATTTGGCTATGAAGTTTCAGTCGACCAACATCAATAAAGACAACTTCAATAACCCTATCGCTCTTTCTCTAGACGTTGCCAACCATTATCACCAGATTGCAACACATGTAATGCAAGCAGTAAAGACCGGCGGTAAAACTGCTTCTAAGATGTACGGCAAGTGGGCAGGAAAAGACGGATATGATGTTAAGTCTACCAGTGTATCCAAAACCAATAAGCCTTGGGCTTCGTTCCCGAAGTTTGAATACGACCCTGCTACGGGTGGTTTAATTAGGACGAAAGGCGAGAAGAAGGCCACATACAAAGAACAAGCAAACTACGGAACAATGTTTAGCAAGAGTTTGCCGGGGAACATTGAGGTTCGTTACTACCCACATTATTCAACACAGCTGCACGGGCAGAACAACTATAGAAGCCAACAGGGTTCTTTGATGATTGACATGCACAAGTGGGATGGTAATCTCGAATCTATGCATCAACTCCGTCACACCCTTAAGGATATGGGATTAGATCACCGCTTATCCAATCATGATGATATTGAGTGTTTGTACCTCACTCGCTCCATTTTTCATAATAAGGGAGACGTCTCTAATGCAAAAAAATGGAAAAAAGTAACAGCTATGGAGAATGGCCCCGACAAAATAAAGGCGCTAAAAGAACTAGCTACAGAGGTATACGGAAAGTCTCCAGATGAATTGAAGAATTACAACCCAATGCCGCAGTGGGATGATAACACTGGATATCATTATTTCTTGAATCCTTGGGTTCTTGACCATCTCCAAGAGTCGGATACAGTTCCAATAACGTCGCACGGTATTACTGGTAGTAATGATTCTGATATTGATGCTGTAACAAACATGGTTAATTTGGGTATGCTATCCACTGAGGCTAGGCACCAGATGGGATTCAAGGTTGATGGTATGAGTTCCACCACAGATCAATCTAGCGGTGGTGCAGCATACGTATTTAATAATCTGCAGAACGGTAGTAAATGTGTTCCAAAAGGACAAGAATTAGAAAACGCTAGCAGCGGAAGTTCTAATGGGTTTATATTCCGCCCCGAGCTGCTAGCTCGTACCGACACCCTAGCCTATTCCAATGACAATTACGGTGCGACGTTTGAAGCAGGCAGTGGATATAGCGGATACACTAAAACTGAGAACCGTATAGGTGCTATGGATTATGTTAAGAATGGTTCACATGTTCATGAGTTGAACTTTAAAAACCGTATTAGTCTTTACAAATGGCTGTTGGGACCAAAGGGAACATCAACCTTCAAGAAGAAGCTTAAGGCAGTAATAAAGAAACACAAACCCCACATGCTTAATCACACTACCTTTTTAGGCGTGTAAGGCTGGTTATGTAGATGAATTTAGAAAAATTGCAGACAGCATTAGATCAATTGATTGAATCAGAAGTTGGCGCTGAGCTACTCTTCAATGCGCAAGAAGAAGTCGGAGCAATCGCTGTAATGGTGGTTGTTCCGGAACTGTCAGATGTGCATTACGTTCTTCTAAAGCCGTCTTCAGAACTCCCGTATGAGCCAATCAGATCATTCACCCTATATGATTTCATGATCGAAAAAGCCAAGAAACGTGTAATTTTGCGGTCTGATTCTGGAACAATATATGTAGTTCGCCCTATTCAATCTGATGAAGCAAGAAATATGTTTACCTTTCATAGCCTAGATGAGCAACTTTATAAGGAAATTAAAGACAGTTTGACACCACAACCAACATGGGCTGAACTACATGTTAATGATGAACATAAAACAGGTAAAGAGGCTCTAGAAGCATCTGACGAGTCAATTTAGTTGCCTTTCTACCTATCACAAGTGATAATGCGAGTGAGGGGTATTGTTCGTGTAATACACGACCGTCCTTTGAGATGCACCCTCACAAGATTTGGAGGATTTCAATATGCAGCTTTATTTAACAATTCCGGGTATCAAGAGACAGTCGATTATCATCTCTGATACCGCTACGCTTACGGATTTCGCTCGTGAGGCATTTGACAAGACTGGTGCAAGACTGTTTCAAGGATTTGGACTTACTAATAAAGTTGGTGCTCAGCCCAACCCAGTTCTTCCAGTTGAATCAGCAATTTCCAATCTAACCGTGGTCAGTCCTACCGGCCCGATATCTGCTGGTGGTGTCGCTCTCGGTTTCGCTGGAAGTGGATATCAGATAGGTGATGTTCTGACGCTGAATCAGTCTCCAACGGCACTTGATAAGAACTACGACGGTGCAGCCTATACAAATACCGACAATGCAACCGTCACTGTGGCTTCTATCGCCACTGTTAATGGTGTGGCTGGCACAATTGCAACATTCACACAGACCACTAACGGTACAAACTACAAGACGACTGATGCTGGTGGATATACTGGACAATCCATCGTTAACGGAGTTACCCAACTTCCGGGTATTACTGGTGTACCTGCAACTGGTGGACACGGAACAGGTGCAACGTTCCTTATCACTTCTGTAACTAACTCGATTGTAACTTTCTCTGGTGCTACTAATGCTACTGGAACACTGACTGTCGGCGGAACATTCGCCGCTGGCGTCGTGTTGACTGCAACAATCGGCGGAGTTCTCGTCAGCTACACAACTCAAGCTGGTGATACAAACTTGAACGGTATTGCAGCATCGTTAGCCGCTGCAATTAATACTGCCAATGTTGGTGTTAAGGCTGTTGCCGCTTCCGCTGTAATCACTCTTACGTCAACAGGTGGATTCAACCTGACATTGACTGCTACTGGAACCGGCGTTACAGTAACAGCTTCTGGTGGAACTCTGACTGGCGGTGTAAGAAACGATTATGCTGCACCACTAAGCAATTTTGGCATCACCGACCAAGATGAAATTCAGTGCTGGAATAACCCACTTGGCGGAACTGGACAACCACTTGGAATTTACTAATCCAAAACTAAAAGCAGCGACTAATCATCGCTGCTTTTAGTGTGTTTACGGAGCTAAAATATGGAAAGCCAACAATATAAAAAGAATGTAACTTCGTTCATTAAGGCTGTCTTTCCAGATGGTTTACCAGAAGAAACAAATTGCATAGCTATCACATGCAACAACGTAGAATTTAATTTGATGTTCGACCCACAAGATTTGAAAGTTGAAAACGTTGCAACGTCTAACAGACGATACACCAACAAGAGACCTAAATTTTCTCACGTTATTAAGACGTCGAGAAAACAGAAAGAGTTTAAAGAGCTGCTAACATCAGACGATAAGAGCTTTTTAGATAGCTTGAGAGTCAGTGTCGATGGAACAGAATAAAGACATTATCCCCATCATTACGTTCGAAAAGGGGAACGTGAAGGGATATTTCGAACATAGGGGTGGTAAGCTAGTTTGGATTAATCCATACTCCAATGAAAAACAGCGTCATAAACGTGTTTCTCCCGGAAGGAGTACTGATGTGCGTGTTAAAACACCTACAGCTAGACGTAGACTACCGAAGGAATATAAGACGTCGAAGAAACAAAAAATAACACCGTTATACGTTAATCACGGAACCAACGAAGAACCATTTAACTTCATTCTTCCAGTGATAATTAAGATAGTCGATACTATTAATTCTTTTGAAGATGGTGAGATTGCCAGACTTAGACAGGTTTTGTTCACATGCAAGGTGATTATCAAAGAACTTGGTTATATGGATGAAGGATTGGAATCAGTGTTTACATCGCCGGATGTAAAACCCACTCGTTTGAGTGGAACGGCAGAACGAAAGACGTCTGGGATGTTTAAGACAGTTGACGAGCTTTCGAAGAGACCATTGAGCTCTGCTTTGAAGCACAAGCTAGAACGATTAGCTAATCACTTCGAGGATGCATTATAGGAAATTATGGTAATCAACTGTACTTGTGGTGCTCCGTTATTAAAATCTTATGGTCAGACGGTGAAACTGCGCAGTAAGAGTATTCGATGGGAAGGTAGTGATACGGCTATCGTTCAGTGTAATATGTGTCGAGGATTCAACAGTCTACCTCTTGAATTTCGTGCTAAAGGTGCTGGATTTGTCATCGAACTTGGCAACGAAGTTCGTAAATCATCTACAGAACGCCCAAGATTCATTGTAGAAATGTCTAATAAAAAACATTAAACATGCAACACAGTGCGATAAATAGCAATAACGATACACTTTAGTAGCGTAAAATAGCGCCAGAATACCAAAATCATCATTTTTTGCAGCTTGCAGCTAGACGCATTCGATTGATATTCTTAATTCAAGACAATTGAGACTCTGCTGCTTAAGTTTGTGGCTATAGGGAGAAAACGTACGGCACAACTGCCCGTATATGTTTTCTCCCTTTTTTGTTTGTGAGGATATAATGGCGAACGCGATCAAACAAGACGGTACATTCGAATTCTGGTACGAAGCTAATCTAGCTAAAGGCGAAGATGGCAAGCGCTGGATCGAAGGTATTGCTAGTACAGACCACAAAGACTTACAAGGCGAGAAGATTAAACAGGATGGTTTGGAATTAAGCTATTTCTTGAAGCGCGGATACTTCAATGATGATCATGCAAAAGAAACGTCAGGTAAAGTCGGTATCCCAACAGAAGCACGTATCACATCTAAAGGGTTGTGGACGAAGGGATTCCTGCTTGATACACCGAGAGCGAATGGAATTTGGGATTTGGCTGAGGGATTAAAGAAAGCTGGAGATGCCCGTAAATTGGGATTCTCTGTAGAGGGTAAGGTGTTATCTCGTGATGCCAGCGACCACACAATCATCACCAAGGCTTGGATTAAAGATATCGCCATCACAGCATCACCCATCAATCCGAACACGTTCTTGGATATTGCAAAATCGTTTGCTTCACAGAAGTATGATGAGGTTCTTGTGTTTGGCGAAAACGAAGAAGCTATTAACAAAGGAGTTGCTGCTGACGTAACTCAAACCAAGACTACGCAGAAACCAGATACAGATACTAAGCCGGAAGGTGAAGAGAAGAAAGCCGACAATGTTTTAGAAAGAACAGAAGAGGCGACAAAGTCTCCTGTGGTTAATCAAATCGATGTGGAAGAGAAGGATGCATTAGACGAAACCAAGAGAGCGTTGAGTGATAAGAAGCCGAAGCAGGATATGGAAAAGCAATTAGATGATGTTCCGCTGGCTAAGAAAGGCGTCGAATCAGAACCACTATTCACAATCGAAGTTAATCAAAACGGCGATGTTGTGATTAAAGGTAAAAAAAGCACATTCAAACTTCCTAAAGAAGACCAAGCAATCGTTCCGGATATAGAAGAAGGTAAAGCGCTGAAAGGCGATGAGCAAGGGCATGAAGAGAATAAGACAATGCACTCACACGCCGAGGCAGACTCCGACAAGAACCACAAAGAAATTGGACCAATAGTGAATGGTGTACATAGACCAACTACTGCTAAGAAATCGATTGATACGGATTTAGAAAAGGGTATTGAGATTGAACCGAAGATATCTTCATACGATCCCAGAGTCAACGATTTCAAGATTGGTCATTATGGTGAAAATAAACAAAATTACAGCCATGTAAACCAAGGAATAGATTCTGGTATCCATAATGGTATAAAGAACGGACATGGAATGAAACCTTTAGGGATGAATACTCACAAAACTGTGACCAGTTTTGCATCTCCAGAGAAAGGCATGTTACACATATCACATACTGGATTTACTCATATTCATCCTAGTGGTGATGTTACGACTGGAACACATGTCGGAGCACTAGACAGTTCTTTGAAAGCTCCAAAAATGCCAATTTCTCCCATAACAAAGTCTATTTCATCGATTGATAATGGATGGTTTGAAAAAAGTACGAAGTGGACAACAATTCATTCTCACGGTGGAGAAATAAAGCTTGGGGATAAGAAGATGCCACTTCATAGTGTTACCTACGAAGACAAGGATAAGAAGCATCAAGTATCTGTTTCTGGCGATGGAGACACAGGCGCATTTGCTGTTCTTCATGCACTTCCTAATGCTAAGGGGACGTTGGAAACGATTGGTTCAAGAATATTTGCTGATGATCCAAAGACTGGTGCAAAGGGTAAAGACAAATGTAAGAAGTATCTTGATGGATTCGGTATCAATCACAAGTTTTTGGATAAAAACAAGCTGATTAAGAAAGCGCTCATATGTGCTGCTGATAGTACTGAAGCTTGTGATGTGTGTAAGGAAATCATCATCAAAGGAAATATGTATATGGTAGAAGACGGCCATTCATATTGTGATGATAGCTGTATCGAAAAGGCTTTGGTTACTGGATATGCTTTCGGTGTAACTGACCAAACAGGTGGTTCAGCATTAAGGGTGGAATCATTAGAAGGTCAGCAAAAAGATTTGTCTTATGGGAAGGTGATTGCTCCCGACCTGAAGACTACTAAGGTTGAGTTTGATACAGCACGTGCTAACGGTGGTCAAACATACGTTACGCTTCGTGATGCACTAGACTTTCTCGTTAATCGTGGTATCCCTGAGGCTCAAGCCGACCGGATACTCTTATTGATGGTGAAGAATGACGGAGATATATCAGGTTTAGCTCAAAAGGTTAAGAAGTAAAGCGTAGTAAAAAAAATCTAATACAGCCTTAGCTGTGGGAGAACTAATATGAAATTTTGTGGCGAATGCGGTACTCAAACAAATGGCGCTGCTTGCTCAGCTTGCACATCAAAGTCGGCTGCTGGTCTTAGCTTCGAGAGTCTCGATAAGAGCTTAGCTGTTCTCGAGAATGTTTCTAAGGGTGTTCGTCCAGCTCCTGCAAAGGAAAACGATACCGACAAGCGTACGGCTAAAGAAGTTGCTGAAGACGCCAAGGAACTGCAGAAGAAATACGGCCAACATGGCGAGGGCGAAACAGAAGAGCAGCCCAAGACCAAGAAGGGCGTTGAGGAAGTTGCCAAGAAGGGATTCCCCCTTCCAGAACAGGAAGAAGAGGAAGAGCAGGAGTTTGCTCCTCGTCGGAGGTCACGTCCAGAAGAGGAAGAGGAAGAGGAAGAGGCCCGAGAGCCTGAGTTCAAATCAGCTAGCAAGAAAAAGAAGACAAAGAAATCATTTGCCGATACGCTAGCCGAGAATTCAGAAGCTGTTTCGAAGGCCATCGACATTTCCGACTATCTTCGTGATTTTGTGTATGCAGTTTCGGAATCAACAGATGGTTTGTCAGCTCGTGTTGAGAAGTCGTTGGCACGTCAGGCTGGTCAAGGCGAATTCAATGTGGCGCTTGCAAAGGCTATGCAGCAAGTTGGTATTTTGCTAAAGGGCTTGACTGAAAAGGTTGAATCTTTCGGTACGACACCTGCTGGGCAGCGTAAATCCGATGTCAGCGTTGTTGAGAAGAGCTTCGGTGGTAAAGAGGGAACAGAACTTAAGAAGAGCGATATTGCTGCAAAGCTTACAACTCTCATGGAAAGTGGTAACAAGAGCGTAACAGTGGCTGATGTACTTTCAGCTGATGCTTCCGGTTTTGTTCGCCCCGAGCTTCGTGAGTTGGTTGGATTGCCAGTAGCTTAATCACTGCTGATTTTTTGGAGGATAACATGGCTTTAGACTTTCGTGGTATTAACGGTTACGGTGAATCAAGAGATGTTCCCGACTTGCAGAAGGCTTTGTCAGCTGGGTACAACTACGGGGTTACCGACCAAGCAGGCGGTGGAGCGTTCCGTGTGGAATCGCTCGAAAGCTCATTAAAGGTTCTATCGTTCACAGAACAGAATATTCGTCTGTGGAAGAATCTCCCCAAGATGCCAGCATTCAACACCGTTGAGGAATATAACCAGCTTACCGCCTATGGCGATAACAGCAACGCCTTCATTCCTGAGGCAGTGATGCCTGAAACACAGGATAGCAACTACAGCCGTAAGGTTGCACTTGTCAAGTTCTTGGGCACCACACGTGTGGTTTCCCATGTTATGACGATGGTTCGCAGCGCTCACGGTGATGTGGTTGCACTGGAGAACAAGAACGGCATTCTTTGGCTTCTACAGCAAATTGAGCGTTCGCTGTTCTGGGGCAACAACACTCTGACTGCTGGATACAGCAATGTGTCGGGCGGAAAGGAAGGCATCGAGTGGGCTGGTCTGGAAGCACAGATCGATCCTACGATGATTATCGACGCCAAGGGTGGGTCGTTAACTGAAGGTATTCTGGAAGACGCTTGCGAGCTGATTGCCGAGCAGTTTGGTCGTGCATCATGTCTCTACACCCCCTACAAGGTGGCTAGCGACTTCTCCAAGACCTTCTTCCCGAAAGAGCGTGCATTGCTCCCAACAGCGTCCGGTGGATATGCTGCTGGTAGCGTGATCAACACGTTCGCTTCACAGTTCGGTAACATCGACATTCTGTCTGATGTATTCCTTACCAAGAACCGTAAGGCTACTGGTTTGGCACCGAGTGCAGCAACTTCGGCTAACGCTCCTCAAACACCTGCTTCTATCTCTCCTGCTTCCACCGCTTACAACTCTGCACAGATTGGCGCATGGAAGAATCCTGGGACTCGTTACTACAAGGCGACCGCTGTTAACCGCTTTGGTGAGTCTGCAGCTACTGCTGCTTCATCTGGTTTGGTGGTTTCATCTGGTGACGTTTCCGCTGGAAACTCTTCACTGTTGACCATTACCAACCCTGCTTCGATGAGCGGTTTGGTGCCCGATTACTTCAACGTTTATGCTTGTGATGTGTCGTCTACAGGTTCGTTCTACTACCTGTTCTCGGTTGCAGCTGCTTCTGTTACTGCCTCCGCAACAACGACATACACCGATACAGGCCTCTATATGACTGTGGTTAGCACTTGCTACCTTGGTCAAATGGATAACGAAGTCCTCGCTTTCAAGCAGCTTGCACCGCTTATGAAGATGGACCTCGCTGTTATCGGCCCGGCTATTCGTTGGATGATATTGCTGTATGGAACTTTGGTAATGTATGCTCCTCGGAAATGGGTTCGTATCATCAATGTTGGCGATATTTCGTAAAACATTGATAATAAACAACTTAACAACGGGCGCTTTTACAGCGCCCGTTTTCTTTTTGCGCTGTTATTTTATTTGGGTGGTACGCAAAATTCTGTTTTCTGTCATACTAAAATCATGATAAAGAAGAGCTGGAACACGCAAGAAATCGAATATATATCCGCCAACTACAAAGATAAATCGTTGATGGAAATAGCGAGTTATCTTGACAGAACGGAAGCATCTGTAAAATTGAAGATTCAACGTTTGGGATATAGCAGAAATCATGACGCATATACTGAAGAAGAACGGAAATTGCTTTCTGACAATTATTCCTCGATGTCTACAAAAGAACTTGCCAAAATGCTTGGTAGAACAGAAAATGCCGTTGGGACATTGGCTCGTTATCAAGGGTTACCGAGAAAGCGCCGTAAAGCCCCTGCCTTTAGGCATGGGGATATAAGGCGTGTTTTGCGTAGAAAAATAGTTCTTTACCATATATACCGATGTACTGTATAGTTTTGTTATGGCACTAGAAGGCTACAAATCGAACTTAAATGTGGTGTATTCGAGCAAGTACCATGTGGTATGGACGCCGAAGTATAGGCGCAGTGTTTTGATTGGTGATATTGCAGCACGGTGCGAATCTGTCATTAGGCAAGTGGCAGAGAAGTATAAGGCAGAAGTAATTGCGCTAGAAATCATGCCAGACCATGTTCACGTACTCGTGGAAATTGATCCTCAGTTTGGCATTCACCGCCTTGTCAAGAACATGAAGGGTGTTTCATCTCACACGCTGAGAAATGAGTTTAGAACGCTGAAATCAAAGTTGCCGACGTTGTGGACAAATAGCTATTTTGTTTCAACAGTTGGCGGGTCTCCACTGGAAGTAATAAAACAGTACGTTGAAAATCAGAAAAATGTCTAAACAACGCAAGGTGTTCAAATTCCGCATGGAGCCAACGTCTGACGAAGCACAGAAACTTTTGTGCCAAGCGGGGGCATCTAGGCTTGTGTGGAACCTTGCTTTGGATTGCTGCCGGACATTCTACAAAGAAAACAAGAAAAGCATATCTCAGTCACGATTATCCGTGGAACTCACTAAATTCAAAGAGTCTAGGCCGTGGATGTACGATTTTGATTCACAGTCGTTGCAGCAGGTTCTAAAGAATTTGAAGCGTGCATACGATAACCATTTCAACCCAAAGATGAATGCCGGATTTCCTGTATTCAAAACCAAGAAGAGTACAAAACAAACCTTCCGTATACCACAGAGAGTAGTGGTAAAAGATGGTAAAGTGTATGTTCCTAAGATCGGCTGGATAAAGATACGTCAATCACGAATCATTGACGGTGAAACAAAATCAGCGACATTTAAGCGCACAGCAACGGGTCGTTGGTTTGTTATATTAGTTTATGAGTTTGAATTAACAGAATGTTTGCCAAAGGTAAAACCTGAGCAGGTGCAAGGTGGCGATCTTGGATTGAATACATATCTAACGCTGTCTGACGGGGACGAGGTCTCAGTTCCAAAGTTCTACCGTCGTCATGCTCAAAAGCTAAAGAAAGCTCAACAAAAGGTGTGCCGTCGCGTTAAAGGTAGTCGTAACCGTGCCAAAGCAGTTGCCGCTGTTGCAAAGGTCTATGAACGGATTTCAAATCTACGGAGTAATTTTGCTCATCAACTAACGCATGGTCTGGTTGAAAAGTATCCAGCGCTGTGTCTTGAAGATTTAAGCATCAAAGGTCTTGCGAAAACCAAGCTGGCTAAGTCGATGCTCGATGCCGCATTCGGAGAAACAGTTCGACAATGGAAGTATAAATCAATTTGGAATAACAGGCACGCAGTCCAGGTTGATAGGTTCTTTCCAAGCACGAAACTGTGCAGCGAATGCGGATACAAAAACAATAACCTAACTCTTTCAGATAGAGAGTGGAACTGTCCTTCTTGTGGAAGTCATCACAGCCGGGATGGAAACGCATCTCTAAATCTGAAAGCGGAAGGAATCAGGATACTCGACGCCTTGGGATACATGGAGTCGTTAAACGACTGCGGACAGTGTGTAAGTCTAGAGAAATTCAGCTACGCTGGTTGAAACAGTTAAGGCGTTCGAAAGAACGCTAGAATCCCCCGAATTTATTCGTGGGGAGTATCAACAACAATAAAGTTCGTGCATTCACATTTTCTATCACAAACACAGAAGAAACCTGTAAATGGTTGAAAGATGTTGTTAGTAGTACGCTTAATGTTGGTGGAAGTTTAGAGAATGTTAAAGGCAAGCAATGTTGGAAGTGGAGTGTTGGTGGTCGTAAGCAATTTGAAACGTTGGGCGATTGGCTATATAGCAGCAAGGTTGTTCCTATGGAAAGAAAGTACAAGAAATGGCGAAAGTACAAAGAAGATGATGACATCCATATAAAAAGAAAATATAATAAGTTTGTGGAGTTTCAGCAAGATAACTGTGTTGAAGCGCAAGCAGCTTAGGATTTGGAGCCAATATGCCAAAGATTCAATGCTATACAAAACGTAACGAAACCCTTATTACATCTTCTGGTAATGTAACAACTGATGCATCAGGAATAGCAACTGTAGATCAGGAAGTAGCCGATTTGTTCTTAAGCTCATTTCCAGGTGTATTCTTTTTAGTTCCAGAAGCGTCAGTTGTAGCGCCAGTTGTAGTTACAGCAGTTGTAGCTTCCGCAAAAGCAGCAGAGGTTGCTAAAGCCGCAAAAGCCGTTGAAGCCGCAAAAGCCGTAGAAGCTACGAAAGCCGCAGAAGCTGCCAAAGCAGTTGACGACGAGGTTCAAGCAGCTATTGAGCTTGAAAAAGTTTCCGCTGCAGACGCTACGACAACATAAAAGTAAGATTGGAGGATTATCATGACAGTAACAGTAAATAATGATGGCGGAATCGCCATTCTTACACAGCTCTTAATACAGGTGAATCAGTTGCAGGCAGACATTAATGCACTAGCAATCGCACACAATACCCATACACACACAGCGAACGGTACAGCTGTAATCGCAGGTTTCCAAACTACACCCGCAGCGCAGACCATTAATACGAAGTATTAAACACGATGGTTCTTAATACGCACAAGGTCTATATTGGAGGATTATTATGGCATTAGTTTTAGACGACTCGGGTGGGTCTGGAGTGGTGGCAGAGCTGATTAAACAAGTGAATCAGTTGACGACTGATATCGCTCTCCTAACATCCCAATTCAATGCTCATACACATACCGCACTGAATACGTCTATCATAGCTGGTCAACAGAGCACAGTTAAGGCAACTCCCGTAACGACAAAGAAGTAATTCACAACTCACTTCGCTATACAACATAGCGATGTGAGTTGTATGATTAAAACATGGCAAACTTAATAGTTGAAGCAGACTTAATAGCGAATTATTTGAGCGGTGTTAAGCTCACCGACCAAAACGGTGTCGCTCTCCCTGATTCCCTGTTCGATACCGCTATAATTAATGCCGTCGCTTGGTTCAGTATGACTCATAAGGTGTTTATAGCACCTGAGATTATTGAAGACGAACAGCATGATTACTATGTAGAGCAATATCAAGATTATTGCTATATTGCCTTATATCATTACCCCGTACTATCCGTTCAATCAGTACAAGCTATCTACCCAACAGGCCAATCAATAATGATATTTCCTCAGCCGTGGGTTAAATTGAGAAAGAAAGCTGGTCAGATTCAGCTAATACCAACTGCTGGAACACTATCTCAAGTGCTCATCGGTCAAGGTGGAAACTGGCTACCATTAATGGGACGTTTGAATAGTTTGCCATCGTTGTTCCACGTATCGTATACCGCTGGATTCGACACCGGCAAGGTTCCAGACATTGTTAATGCCATTATTGGTATGAAAGCTGCAATTCATGTAATGAATAATTCCACTGTATTGAATCCCGGAATACAGAGCCAAAGTATTGGTGAAGACGGTTTGTCGCAGACCATGAGTGTCATGGGTGGTAAATATGGTCCTTATAGTGGAAGAATAAACTCATATAACGAACAGATTCAGGAATTGGTTAATACCTTGATGGCTGAGTACAGAGGTATTCCGTTCACGGTGATTTAACGTGCTACAGCGAGTAGATTTTGATCCTCAACAATTCATAGATTTGATAAACACCAAAGGACTGAATCTTCTTTGGGAAAAGCAAATCCCTTGCCCTTGTGTAGACCCGACTACGAGGCAGGCTGTAGCTGATTGCAATGTGTGCGACGGAACTGGTAGATACTACTACACTTCATCTACCATAAGGGGTTTGATTAATAGGGAACAGAAACAACCAGACGCTCAGCACAACCTTGGTATTTTGAATCTCGGTGAAGCATATCTTACTGTTGAGCATGTGAATTTCATGTCTTTGTTCGACAGGATTACAAATATAGATAGCCAAGTTATTTTTAATGACATGGTGTTACACACCAACAACGTTAATAGTGGTGATTGGTTGTCTTACACTCCAGTTGGAAATGTGCTGTACGCTGTTACATCTACTGCAAAGAACACGGTTACGCCGCTTGTACAAGGAACGGATTATACCTTGGGTACAGATGGTAAAATCACATGGGTAACCGAAACTGTTTCGACAGAAGGGCAAGCTGTTTCATTCCGTTATATGACCCGCCCTACTTGGATAGTGATGGATACGCCTAACTACATACGAGACACGTTCGTAAAATTCAATAACCCGACCGACGAGTTCCAAATGATGCCAGTCAGATTCATGATTAAGTTGGAATTCTTGGGTGGAAATGGGGCAAATGCTGGAGCATCGCTGTGATAAAAATCTTTGAGTTGGAACTACTATCCGCAATTAAGGCTCAATGGACAACGATGATAGCTGCTATTGGCAGCGACACCGATATGATCCCTGATATTTTTGGTGCTTTGCCTACTACCGGACAATGGAATGGAAATCAAGCTTCGATAGCTGATATTTTTACTGCAATGGCTACAGGTAATACAGATGACGATTTAAGGTTTGTTCTCCAATTTCCTGTAGGGAATGCAAGTATTCCTTGCATCGATGTCGAAGTTGGTAACGAGCAAGAAGACCCGGTGGTAGGTGAGTTCATTAATAGTGATATAAATACTGACACCGGGAAACTAGAAATTCAATCTGGCTCAGTTTACGCCAAATCTTTTTCGATTGGAGTGTTCAGCACCAATCCAGCTACAACTCTTTACTTGTATTCTTTCGTAAAATACTGTGTACTATTACTGAGAGACTCTTTTCAGGCTGTCAGCATTGCAAATACATCTGGAATGCCAATGCAATTAGACTCTAAAAGTTTTGCGCCGAGTATGGTTTATATTAGGTATTTGAATATAAACACAAATGGCTGTTTGGATTATTGTATCAAGAGAAATGATGTTGTTGTTGCTGCTACATCTACTCCAATCGTAGTACCCCAAGTTTACGGGACTTCGGTTCAAACAAATGTTTAAGTAGCGAAAGAGGAATAGGGGAATGGCAAACGAAAAAATCAAAGCACCCCGGATAAGTTTGATTGAATTTCTCAATCAGCATCCACTTTATAAATCTAAGAGAGTCGAGATACTTGGCGGCTTTGCACATTGGATGGAAAATGTTAAACACGTTACCCAAGCTACTGAAAATGAATTTGAGTTACGCTTGGCAGAATTCAAAAACCTTCCGGTTTAACCTGAAGGTTGTGAGAGGGTGATATATGCCAACTGTATTTAATGGTCAATTTATTGTGCAACCACAAGCAAGCGTGGCGGTTGATGATTCACAGCTTTTGAATCTAAATCCAGGCGCGCAGAACGTTTTGGCGATTGTTGGCACATGCACTGCTGGCGTTCCACAACGGCCTGTGTTAGTGTCAGACCCGACAACCGCTCGTAGCCTACTTCGCAGTGGCGATTTGCTGAATGCAACGCTTCTGGCGTTTTCTCCATCCGCTGAAACTGGTGGTGCTACAAACATTTACGTAGTCCGTGCCAACTCCGCAACTTCATCAAGTGCTCGTGTGCTTGATGTTGCTGGAACAAAGGCTACTGGAACACTGACTGTCGGCGGAACATTCGCCGCTGGCGTCGTGTTGACTGCAACAATCGGCGGAGTTCTCGTCAGCTACACAACTCAAGCTGGTGATACAAACATTAGTGGTGTTGCTACTTCGCTGGCATTAGCGATAAACACGAACGCTGCCCTTGGAAATAGCTTAACTGGTGTTACTGCTACAGCTGTTGCAGCTGTGATTACTCTAACCGCTCGTACAGCTGGCGTAGACGGCAATGCCATCACAACGGTTTCAACTGGCACAGGTGTAACTCTTGTTGCTTCAGCTGGAACGCTAACCACTGGTACGGGAAACACACTGATAACCATCACATCTGATGATTACGGCTTGTATACGAGCCAAATATATTTTAAGTTTGCAGCTGGTTCTGTATCAGGAATAAAAGCAACGGTTGGTTTGACAACGGTTGGAAATATAGTTGGTGGAACGGTCACACAAGACAACCTAGCTCGCCCGTTGCTTCAGGTGCAATACATAGGTACTGCTGGAACATGCACAGCGACTGTTAACGATACTGCATTTGTGACCACATCAGCAACAGTAGGTGAATCGTTGAATCTATTGTTTGCTACATACACAACCGTGCAGAATCTTGCCGATTATCTCAATGCAACTGGAATATACCAAGCAACCGTTTTGAACAACAACGGAACCTACACGACTGCTTCACAGTTTGATAACGTTTCGGCTGTGAATATCAAAGCTTCAGCGGTGTCATTCAATGCTAATCTTCAGGCCTTGATTGATTGGTTGAACGCTCCAAGCACACCGTTTATTAGTGCTGCACGCGCTGTTAATCCTCTAGCTGTTCTTCCGTATTTCTCCGCAAATAATCAGTTTTTGGTTGGTGGCACGGAAGGAACAAGCACTGTAACGGATTGGACAAATTCCATAGCTTCACTTCAGAATGTTGATTGTCAAATCATCATCCCGACATCGACTAACGCCTCTATTCACGCTGCCGTAAGCACACATTGCAGCTATATGGCTGGACCTGGAAGGATGCCTCGTGTTGGAATTTGCGGCGGTGCTTTGGGCGAATACCTGCCTAACGGTTCCAACCCGGTTGCAACCATTGTGGCTAGGGCTACAGCATTAAATACGGATAGAATTCTGTTGGCATCTCCCGGTATTTCGTATTACGATGTTAACCAGAATCTACAAGTTGCTTCATCTTGCTTCACAGCTGCTCTATACGCTGGAATGCTAGCTGCAGTGGCTCCGGGTGTTCCGCTGACACACAAGTACCCTTCAAATGTTGTTGCATTGGAGACAACTTATACACCTTCCGACCTTAATACGTTATTGCTTGGTGGAATTTCGCCGCTACAGTACGTACAAAACAAGGGGTATAGAATCTGCCAGAGCCGCACAACTTGGACACAAACAACCAGCTGGGCACACACTGAAATCAGTACTAAGATGGCTATCGACACTGTGTCTCGTAGAGTGCAAGACGCTCTCGACGACGATGTTGTTGGGCAGGTAGTCTCACCAATCACTTTAGCACTAGCTGTTTCAGTTGCTGAAACGATTTTGAAGCAGGCAACTACCGATAACTTGATTGTTGGTGACGCTAATTCGCCTTCTTATCAAAATATTACGGCATCAACGGGCGGCGGAGATACGATTAATGTGTCGTTCCAGATTTCTCCTGCAATCCCAGCAAATTATGTTCTAGTAAATATCTCTACCGTGCCGTATGTTGGTTCAGCGTCGGTTAGTTCTACGGTGGCTGGTTCCTAATAGGGAGGATTTGATTTATGGCTACTATTAATCTTCAAACTCGTAGTGGTAACCGGGCTGTTGTAATGTTCGACGGTGTACAGATTGGCCTGCTACAGGATGTTCGATTTAACGAAGACTACGCGCCTGCTGAGGCGAGTGGAGTTGGAAACATTCGTGTGGTGGAATACGTTCCGACCATGGCGAAGTACACAGTTTCCGCAAGATTCATGGTGCTTAACCTCGGAAGCATGTATAAAGCTGGTGTCGTTGTTCCAAAGGATGCCGACGGTGTTATGCAAGGATTCGTATTCGATATCGCAGTTTATGATAACGGTGACGGATCGCTGCTTAGAAAGGCTATCGGATGCTCGTATGCCTCTGGTGATATCGAAATCCAGAAACACGCAATTTTGGTAAGCTCGGCGAACTTCAATGCCCTGGACGTGTCGGGTACGCTGTAATTAAAGGTAACTAAGGGATAGGGAAGAACCCCAGTCTTAAAGTTTAACAAAAGCTGAGGTTGTGGGTGTCTTCCCTCCCATATCCTCAGCTTTTTTGCTGGAGTAAATATGAAGGATACAGAGAAAGCAGCTTATACTAGACTATTAGAAGTTGCTGAAACAGAGAAGTTCTATGGAGAAGTGACATTCCGTTTCCGCGATGGAAAATTATTCCAAATATCAAAAAACCAAAGTATTAAGCCCGAAGACCTAGTTAAACCATAAGGAGGAACCTATGGCAGATCAAAAGTTGGAACATAAGAAACCGATAGACCCGAGTATACCGCTAGTAGTTAACTGCGCTGAAATCGAAGGCTTCAAGGATTTAGTAGGAAGGTTCGTATTCAAGCGCCCCAATAATAGAGATGTTCTTGCAATATCTGTGAATAATGCTAAGAAAACAGAAGGTGTTGATTTGCCGATTGGTTTCTCAAACATGGCGTGGGTTATTTCAACACTTGAAGTGGTGTTGACTGAGAAACCAGAAGGATTAGATTTCGAGGACTTGTACGATATGAAGCCTGTATACGACTTGTATGACGTGTATACGAAATGGGAGAACTCCTTTCGCCCTGTGGTTTCAAGAAAACAAGAGGAAGTTGGCGAAAAGTAAGGCTTTAGATGGTTATGATTTCTGGTTTCGCAAGAAATACAACCTTCCACCGAACGATGACAGATATTTGGATATAGAACCGTGGAAGATGGAATTAGAATTCTTGACCCACGATGAGTATGAGAAGGCGGTTCGTAGAGCGAGTGGAATTACGCAAGACGATGAATTCGAGGGTGCATCCGATAAGGAAATGGAAGAGTACCTAAAACAAGCTCAACTTGAAGCTTCGCAAAGTAAAAACCCATCTGATGAATGGGTTGAGGTAAAAGATGCCAAATAATAACGGCGGAGCATTCAACGATCCTAATTTCAATATCATGCAGCAGCAAGCCTCTAAGCAAGCTGCTGCAGTACCTAATCCAAATGAGGATTCTTCTGCTGGTGCAAACAACGCATATCTTCAATCTATGTTACAGAATGCATCTGATGCCGTTACTGGTGGTGATTATAAAGCAGCTGATAAACGCCTAAAAGATTTTTCAAAAGGTGCTATTAGGCTAGCTGATGTTCAGAAAGAACAAGCTCGCCAAACTATAAGATATGCTAAAGAATCTCAAATAGGCTACACCAAGACGATAGAATCGTTAAATTTACAAATAAAACAGCAAAAATCATTAAAAACAGCTGAAGGTGACGCATTCGCAGCCAAAAAAAAGGCGATGAAGGATGATGCTGTTGCATCTCGTAATGCATCGATTAGAGAAGCTCAACAAGCTCGGGAAAGAATACGGATAGTGGAGAACACTTCAAGATTATCAGTTAAGTATTCTTCATGGGCTAGGCAAAATTTAAAAAAAGACATAGATGATCAGGGAAAAGATGAGGAGAGAGAGTCTTTCCGTGTCTTGAAGTACGGGTTTGCGAGAACGTTAGCTAGTAGTGGTATTATGACGGGAACCCATCGTTATGGTAGAGCTATGATGATGGAGAGCGCTGATAAATCCGTTAAATTATTTCAGGGGTATAGAGCTACTCAGGCAGGTACTGCTATAGCAGGGGAAGAAGTATCTGCTGCAGCGCTCACAGGCGGTCTTGGCGCAGCTGCAAGTACTGCCGGGATTGGATTAGCGTTGATGGGAGCAGTTACCGCTGTTCAATATGTCAGTCAGCAACTTAAAAAGACGTATGAATGGCAAGTCCGTGAAGGTGATTTGTGGAAGATGACCGCTGCTCAAGGTCAGAACACAAATGATTTTAGAAGTGAAATGACAAGTGCTGTGGATGGTCTTGGAATAACTAGGGAAGAACGTATCGGCATGGGCGAGTCGATGCGAGGAATGGGTAAGAGGGC